CGACCAAAATCAAGACGGAGACAGGGCTCTGCTTGTACCACAAGACGCAGAGCAAGTGCAATGTCGTTGATCATGGGCTCTTGTGCGGGCTCCCCGTGCGGCAGATGGTGTGTGGAATTCACTCCCAAAATCAAGCCGCAGCTGCTCACTACCGATCATTGCATGCGCAGTGGCATGTATCACCGACAAACACAATCGTCCCAATGGCGTATGTTGTTCTGCCAAGTACTGTCATGACGCGTGACATCGAGTGGCCCGCGCGAAACAACACGAGTTGGGAGTTCGCCGTGCGCCGAACACTGCGAGCTGGGCCCAAACTGCTACTCGTAGGGCCGTCGACCGCAACCGCGCCAATTGTGGTCAATCCGACTCTAGCCACATACGCCGCGACGCTGAACCGACGCGTGTGCGGGGCGATGCCACACACCATTGACACACCAACCGGCACGTACGTTGTGCAGGGGCCTGAACCCAACCCCGACGCGTGGCGAGCCCACGTCAAGTGGACGCTTGCTTTTGTTCGCAACGGTGGATATGGACCCACTCCCTCTTTGCCGCGCGTCGGGTCAGAGACGTGGCGCCTACATGGGTTTGAACCATGGGTCATGCGGCCTGGCGTGTTTTCACCCGCCAAACGCGCTGCATTGCGCGAAGCATACCAGCGGTTTTGTCGCGGCGGAATAACCGAGAGACAGTTCAAGACCACACTCATGCTCAAGATTGAGAAACTCCACACTTTCAGCCGGTACGCACAGTTGTACAACACGCAGCAGAAGTACGACTCAATTGGCCGATTGGATGGAAGCACGCAACCACAATGGACTCCGTGGTCATCCCACGCCGTCAACCGCGCGATTATGTACTTCACTGACCCGATGATCAACGCACTGTGCGGGCCATATGCATGGGCGTGCGCCAAGAGCCTCATGAAGAATTGGGACAATGACAATGTCGTAACCTACGGATCAGGCAGATCAAACTTTGCTGTCGCGCAATGGTTCAAAATGTGTCACGCGCGCGGTTGTGACACGTATTGGAGCACCGATTTCACACTGTTCGACAACAGTCAGCACCGGCACTGCCACGCCCTGGTTGCCGATGTGTGGAAGAGGTCGGGGTGGTATCAGGACGAGACATTACGCTTCATCACCCGCCGCCTCTGTGACGGACGCGACATCCCATTCTCCGTCCCACACATACTCAATGGAAAGAAGCGTGACGGGCTCATGTCAGGGCGCGTGGAGACAACATTGCAGAATACAACTGTCAACGCCACACTCATACTGTCTTGTCTAAGCCGACGGAGCGGGCTCACACCACACAAGATGCACAGCACAGGGCTCCGTTTGATTGTGTCCGGCGATGACGCGTGCATTGCGTGGTGCGCGAAATATAAACCAGTCGTTGACCACCTGCCACAGGATTTGGCCAAGCTTGGCTTTGCTCTGAAGTGTGACGTAACC